ATTAGTGTAACTAGTGGTACGGCATCAAAAATCACGTATTCTATTAGTTATGAATTAATAGCTTCTTAGTAATCTGAGGTAAGAGTATGGCGTTAAAATGGCCAGGAGGCTTAATTACAAAAACGAAAGTCACGCCCGCTGGCCCCTTAGAAGGGGGTGCTGCATCGGGTGTTTGGACTCTTGCTGAAGCCTTACAGTGGACAGGCAAAGAGCTATGGCCTATTGCTGGAAATACGTTTACCCCTGTAATATTTATAGGTGGTGTAGAAACGGTAGGCGGCAGTGGGGTTATTGTTTATACAATTTCGCAAGTCAACCCCTCCACAACAGGAAACGCCGCAGACTGGGCAGACGTATCTAATCGGCTACGTGGCAGCACTCCAGCAGGGTGTAGTAGTTCTACTAGGGCAGTATGGGGGTCTGTGTATCCGTCCCCGTTCGACGCGATTGACTATATTGACTATGCCTCTGGTGGTGCGAGTGCAAACTTTGGGGACTTGTTGGGCGGCTTTAATTATACGGGAGTTGGTGCTTTATCCAGCTCAACCAGAGGGTGTTGGGCGGGTGGTGGTGACGCTAATTCACAAGACACGATATGCTATATAACACTGGCTAGCACAGGCAACGCTCTTGATTTTGGTGATCCCACAGTAGCGCGAACAGACATGATAGGTATGGCGTCTGCTACTCGCGGTCTTTTTTGTGGGGGAGAAGGCGGCGGCAGTAAGTTGAACACTGTAGATTATATCACGGTCGCCAGTACGGGCAACGCTATAGATTTTGGCGACTTACTTGCTATTTCAGTAGTTGGATCGGGTGCGGCTAATACTGTAACGGCTATTTATGGAGGCGGTACAACAAGTGGTGCCGCCGCTGCGGTGGATGTTATTCAAGAGCGAACTATCGCTTCAACAGGTAATTTTTCAGATTTCGGTGATCTCTCTCAAGCAAATTTTCAATTAACTGCGGCCAGTAGTTCTACACGAGTTGTGTTTGGAGGAGGCCAGAACTCAAGTTCCGTTAGAATAAATGAAATCCAGTACATCACCATTGCCTCGGCAGGTAACGCAGTCGATTTTGGCGATTTGCTTCAAGCCACTGATTCTCTAGCCTCCGCATCAGCCGTACAGGGGAACTTATAAAATGTCAGAACAATTTCCTGGGGGTTTAATTACAAAAACACCTGTTACCCCATCAGGGCCATTCGAGGTTTCTACAGCCTCTGGGGTCTGGACGCTCGAAGAAGCTTATCAGTGGAAAGGTGATGGACTATGGCCCACGGCTGGTAATACGCTTGCCTACTATACATCTTACGGTATTCTATCTGGTCAAGGGTGGTATGGAAAAGCTGTTTCCGTTGATAGTTCTAGTAATATTTATGTATCAGGGTGGTTGTCGCAAGCAGGATCGACGTATGCTGATGATGATATTGTATGGACTGCAAAATATCCTTCAGATGGTTCAGCCCCCACATGGCAGCGTTCGGCTCAAAACACCAGTTTAAGCCATGCGGAAGTAAAAGCTGGTAGTGTTATTGATAGCACGGGAGATATAATTGTAGCGGGTAGCGGATACGATGCCAGTGATGATTTCTCTATAATCTTGAAGTGGGACACGGACGGAGTGTTCCAGTGGGGAAGAAACTTTGGTGATTCAACTGGCCGCCATGCTCAGTGCGCTGGTATTGGTATAGATAGTAATGATAATATCTACCTGTGGACAAACAGCACTACAACTGGATACGCAGCAATAGTAAAATGGAATAGCGCTGGAGCCATACAATTTCAAAAATCAGCCACAACTGCTGGTGCTTCTGTGGGAAACCTCTTATCGTCCCAGGATGGGGATTTGACGGTTGACAGCAGCGATTATATTATTCCGGCAGGACTAACTCAGGCAGCCTCTGGAAGTGGCCTTCAGGTTGGTTCCATAGCGCGGATTTCAGCGGCAGGCGTTGTAGACTGGTCGCGGGAAATATCGCATTGGACGCGAGGAGCGCAGGCGGTAGTTACAGATAGCTCCGATAATATTTATGTGGGTGCATCAGCATGGAATTCAACGGTTTTACCTTATATCAGTAAGTTTAATAGTTCAGGTACTAGACAATGGGCTAGAAAGATTGCAGGAAGCGCTGCAACTGGTCACGTTTGGTCACAGTCTATTGTAAAAAGAATAGCAGTCGATAGCTCAGATAACGTCTATATGATTGCGGGAACGGACTTAAACAGAAGTGGGGCTACGCCAGCGGGCCCAAATAATGAATGTATAGCAATCTTTAAATACAGTTCTGCGGGGGTGTTGCAGTGGGCGCGATATGTCCAAGGAAACCTTTATTCGATGGGGTCGGATAGCAGAATTACGATAGATGGGTCGGATATAATTATTGTGTCACGGGTAAGTATAGATAGTGCTGACGCGGGTAATACGAGTATGTTTATTCTAAAAATCCCTACAGATGGCTCAAAAACAGGTGATTACACTAACCCTACTTATACAGGGTTTACACTCACTTATGGTATTCTTTTAAATTCTGAAAGCGAAGATACAACTTCATCAGTACAAACAGGGGATTATACTTTGGCTACCACCACGATTACCGAGGCGGCCACTGGGATGACTTCAGCGACGGGTACATTGATCTCAGATAACGATCCGCTATAAGGACTAAAAACATGTCAGCTTACATTAAATTAGCTACTAGAGAATTTCCGCTTTATCAGGGCGATGTTAGGTTAGATCACCCTGAAATCGGGGAAGAATTTATTTGTCCAGATACGTATGCCGAAGTGGAATGGACGGAACCACCAGAATATGACCCTATCACCATGAGAAGGGGCTATGATGCTCCGATTAAAGTGGATAATAAGTGGTTTGCCTCATGGTTAGTTCGGGAAGCAACCCCCGAAGAAATAGAAAGCGCGGCACGGTTTAGGGAAGAAAATGACCTATGAAGGATTTAATTCTCAGTGATTTAGGCAATTCGTTAACGAGCCAACCTGCTGAATACAAGTCAATGCTTAAAAACATTGATGCTAAGATGCCAGCAGTGGAACAGGGTATTACTAACTTTAACAAGTCTCATTCGCAGTTTATGGGTGTAATGTTGGACGTAACCCCTCTTACGCCTATTAGAAGCATAAAACATACTCTAGCTGAGATTAATAAAACTAAAGACGCCTTACAGGCAACTTTTATAAGTCTAAAGAAGTCTGACATAGAATACCGTAAAAAAGAACATGAATTGACTACTGTTAAAGACCCTTTTGATAAAGAGCTATTAGAAGTAGAAATGCTGGAATTAAGGTCAGACAGAGAAAAAACGCAAGGCGTTGTTAATGCTGCGTTACGGAAACTTAACTTTTTTATGAACCAGCATGAACTTTTAATGAAGAAGATAGGCAAGACAGAATTAACAGAGGAAGATTACGAGCGCGAAGAATGTAGATACCACATTATGACAGCTATGAAGCAGGGTTTAAACGCTGCTAGATCACGGCAAGGTGTTATTGATGAAGGCAACATGATCTACATTTTTGACTTAGGGATTAATGCGGCAGATGCTCAAGCTGAAGTCTTATCGTATTTAAATCTGGAAAATAAAATCGTCAGCGAAGGTAACATGCCTACACATGCAATGAGCTTACAATGGCTAGAGCATTGTGCGGATAAATGGGCGCATTGTCCGACAGATTTTGCTTCGCATCGAGGGTTTGAAACAATGGATTCTACATCTTTAGCAAACCCCACTTTGTTAAAAAAGAAAAACGGAGTCACGAATGGCGCACAAGCTAGTTAAATATAGATTAAACGAAAACGGGACAATTCCTGATTTTGTTCTGCACGGGCATCCTCATGGTGTGCAGGGTTTTGCTTATGTCCCTGATGACACTGTTTTGCCGCCGCGAGATGGTGTGATGCTGTGTATTACAGTTGATAATCCCACAGGTATGTTTGAAGAAATTGAAACCTATGACGGTTTACTTGAGTATTTAAGCGAGGTGGGGTCTGACTGGAAAGTTAAAGTACATGACGAGCAAAGGCTAACTTATGTGGAACAAGATTATGACCCTGTTGTAGATGCTCAATGGGTTTGGAACAGGCTTCAGGCTGTAAATGCCTAATTTTAAGGATGTGTAAGTTATGAGTTACACAATGACATATGATAGTTTGCTTGTAGATTTACGGCGGTACTTAGAGCGTGGGTTTACACAAGCATCAGATCAAATTGTTTACGATCAGTTACCGCGATTAGTTACGTTGGCTGAACGCCGCATTGCGCGTGAGTTAAAAATAGAGGGCTTTATCAGAGCTATTGAAACACCACTTTCTATAGGAGTAGCTGTTTATCTTAAACCCGATAGATGGCGTGATACAGTTTCTATGTCAGTGACAGGCTCTTCAATATTTGCACGTTCTTATGAATACTGTAGAAATTACTGGCCTACAGAATCTGAAACAGGAGCACCCCAATTTTATGCTGATTATGACTATCAACATTGGCTAATTACCCCTACTCCTTCAGCAGCCAGCATCTTAGAAGTTTTATATTATCAGCAGCCGGCATTGTTAGGAAATGATTTACAAAGTAATTGGCTTACCGAATATGCACCTGATGTTCTGTTGTATGCAGCTTTATTAGAAGCAGTTCCATTTTTAAAAGATGATGAGCGCGTACAAATGTGGAGAACTTTATATGATAGGGCTGCTCAAGCATTAGGCGGTGAAGATCTTAAACGAATACTAGATCGGTCAGCCACAAGGAGTGAAGCATAATGCCCAGTTATACCGATGTATTTGGTGGAGCTAATATCTACCCTTCAGAAATAAGCTACAGTGCGATAGCATTAAGTGGAGATATAACCTTAAGCTGGCCTGAAGAAACTTCTACAAATACTAATTTAGCAACTCGTATTATTGATGTAACCCCAGCATCGAGTGGTCATACAATTATTCTGCCAGACGCAAAGAAAAGCGGCACTGGCAATACAATACTATTTAACAATAAAGGAAGTCATTCTTTTACGGTAGCTAATGCAGGTGGGGTAGCTGTAGGCTCTGCTTTAGGAGCTGGAACTCTTTGGCAAGTATATTTAACTGATAATTCTACTACTAACGGCACATGGCAGCTACTGCAATATGGCGCGGCTACAAGTACAGCAAACGCAGCGGCACTAGCTGGAACTGGTATTGTTGCGGTTGGAACTTTGTTGAGTCAATCAGTTCCTATTACTTCATTTTCAACTGATTACACTGCTGGAGTTGATGACCGTGCTAAAATGTTTAACTGGACATCTGCTGGCGGTATATTAACTCTACCAGATCCCACTATAGTAGGCGATAACTGGTTTATGTATTTACGCAATTCAGGAACAGGGGCTATTGTTGCCACCCCTACAGGAGTTATTACAATTGATGGGGCTTCTTCTCTAAGTTATCAGCCAGACGAATCTAGCATTATAGCGTGTGACGGATCTAATTTTTATACTATTGGATTTGGGCAATCGGCTACTTTTGCTTTTGATTATACTGTTATTGATGTTCCTGGAACTGGTGACTACACTCTTACAGGTTCAGAATTAAATCGTGTGGCTTATAGATTTACAGGGGCTTTAACTGGCAACAGAAATATAATTATCCCTGCTACAGTACAGCAATACTGGATTGATAATCGCACTACAGGATCTCATACCTTTACCATTAAAGTAGCAGCAACTACTGGTGTTGTATTAGCAACAGATGCACGAGGTATCTTTTACTGTGACGGCACTGAACTACTTGATGCTGATACTTCTACTATTTCCCTCCCTGTCAGTATAGCCCAAGGAGGTACGGGAGCAATTACAGCTGGAGCTGCTCTTATAAACCTTGGAGGCACTTCTACAGGAATTGCTTTATTTGAAGCTGCTTCTCAAGCTGCCGCATGGTCAACCTTGGGGGTTGCTCCTAGTGGCGTAGTTAATGGGGGAGTATTTACTTAATGCCCATCCAAACTGCTGTTCTTAAATCATCTCCTGGTATAAAAAGGGACGGAACAAAATTTGAAGGCGATCATTACACTGATGGGCAGTGGGTGAGATGGCAAAGAAATTTGCCACGCAAAATGGGCGGTTATCAAACTACAATAAATTATTTAACTGAAATTAGTCGAGGCTTTACCACCTTTACGCAGATGACCTTTGTGTATTGTCACTCTGGTGGGACAAGCACTTTAGAGCGTTTTACTTTAGACGGAAGTGGTTATAGCTCTATTATTACTGATCGAACTCCAATATTAGCCTACTCTACAGGTACATTTACACTTACAGGTGGAGCTGCTGGTTCAGTAGATATGATCACCGTTAATAGTGTTGATATTATGTCAGGCTCAGTAGCCTACACTTCTGATTTAGATCAGTTAGCGACTGATGTTGCCTCTAATATAACAGCTCATACTAGTTCACCTGATTATAATGCTGCTGCAGTAGGTAGTGTTGTTACCATAACTTCTGTTACGGGGGGGTCGGCTTCTAATGGTTATGTAGTAGACGGCACCTTAACGACTGTAACAGGCACATACACAGCCATGGCAAGTGGATCTGATGCTTTAGTTGCAAGCGATGATAATATGTGGATGTTTGATTATCAGTATGATGGGGCAACTAATAAAAATTATATTCTTGCTCAGGTAGCACCAAATGGTGATTGCATTTGTAATGATGTAGGGGGACAAATTTTTTATGGAGAAGTTTTAGGCACTGAGCGTTTAATTAGCGTTACATTACCTGAGAACGCAAATGTGACAGGTGGTATAGTCAGCTTACATCCTTATTTATTTTATTATGGAAGTGATGGCTTTATTGGGTGGTCAGTTCCAAATGAGCCAACAGATTTATCAGGCACAGGGTCAGCACAAGCGAGAGCGTGGAGCCAAAAGATAATCAAGGCTCTTCCTCTTAGGGCTGGATCAGGAACAGCACCTGCTGGTATTTTTTGGGCTTATGATGCAGTTTTAAGAGTAACTTTTACAGGTGGAAGCACTCTATTTCAATTTGATGTAGTCAGCACTAATAGTAGCATTATTTCACCCAACTCTGTAGTTGATTACGATGGCGTGTTCCTTTGGGCAGGTGTAGATCGTTTTTATATGTTTAATGGTGTTGTTAGAGAAGTCCCCAATAGCCTAAATCTGAACTATTTCTTTGATGGGGTTAATCGCAGTGCTGCTACAAAAATATTTGCTTTCAAGATTCCTCGATTTGGAGAAATATGGTGGTGCTATCCTCGTGGCACAGCCACTGAGTGTACTCATGCAGTTGTATATAACATTAGAGAAAACACATGGTATGATACCCCCCTTCCTAATTCTGGAAGATCTGCAGGTCATTTTAGCAATGCTTTTGCTGCTCCTTTGTTAACTGGGGTCATAGAGACTACAGGAGAGGGGTACAAGGTGTGGAAGCATGAGGTAGGGGTAGATGAGCTAGATGGGCCAACCATTGTGCCTATACGGTCTTATTTTGAAACCTCTGATTTATCTACGTTAGCCACAGGTAATAATAGATACTTAAGAATAACCACCATTGAGCCTGATTTTGTTCAAGTAGGGCCGATGTCAGTAATAGTAACAGGACGCGCAAATGCAAGAGCTCCTGAAGTAGTTAGCTCAACTTTCACCTTTCCTGAAAGTGCTAGTCAGCCTTATGAAGAAATTGTAATGCTTAAAGAACAACGCCGAGAATTAAGAGTTAGATTTGAAAGTAATGAAGTTTATGGTGACTATCAGATGGGTCAGATTATTGCACATCTAGATAGTGGAGATGGAACGGATCTAGGGTAATGGCATTAAATGTAACACTACCGACAGGAATGGGCGCGCAAGACTGGGCAGCTTGTGTCATTACAGACCTTGATGCTTACGGTACGTTTTCACCTTTAGATGACCCTGCTGAGTGGAAAGAATGGGCAGGTCAATTTTTAAATGTTACGTCTTTAGTTGAGGACTTTCCTGATCCTTTTTGGTTTGATGATTGGCAAATATGGGCTGAACGATTTGTTCAGACAACACTATGATTTATATTGGCACAGACAAAGAAGATCTTGCCGAACAGTGGGCAAGTAAGCAGCTAGGGATTAAGGCGTCACCATCTGTTTATAAAGCTCTATCAGGTGTAGATAAAGAAGGTAATTTTTCTTGTGTAGTTTTGTTAACTAATTTTACAGCACGTAATGTAGACTTAAATATTGTTGGAGAAAAATACTGGGCC